CAACAGCTTGAAGTCAAAGTATTTATCCCCTTCTTCCCCCGCGGTCTCCGACGGATTGCATTCCTCAATCAGTACAAGCGTGTTGATGTCCGCCGTGATGCCGTTTCTGGCGATGAAACGGACAGGTTGATTCCCCACGCGCCATGTATTGAAAAGGTTCTCGTAATAGTCCGGCCCTTGAAAGGCGCCTGCCGTTTCAACGTAATGCGAAGCGGTATGCGGAAATTCGATTTCCTTTAGCGAGTATTCCGCAAGCTCTAAATAGGTAGGAACTGCGATTTGTCCAGCGCCGAACACTTCATACTTTTCATTCGCCTGCGTGGAAGTTTTTTCGATCTTCTCCGGGTTCGTCGGGAGCCGGATCACCGTGTTACCCTGCTGAAAAAATACTGCATAACTCATACCGGATAATAGCCCTCCGCTGCCGTCGCAAGCTCTTCTTTAAGCATCTTGCCTATTGTGGAATAAATCTGCTGCTGGTTTTCTTTATCCCCGGCGTTCCCGGAAAAATTCACAGTCAGCTTCGGCGATAGAACCGCTGTGGAGAACTTGTTGATGTACTGCTTTTCGGCAAGGTCGCGGAGGTATTGCAAATCCTGATCTGCAATATCGACTTTCACGGAACCATCAGCGCCGGTGCCTTTGACTTTGACGGGCTTATTTTTGCCTGCACCGCCGCCATAAGTAGGTATAGGTGTATACGGAGGTGCCTTTTGAGGCGGCAGCTTGCCGAGGCCACTTGTCCAATTTTTTACTTTTGTGTCAATGCCCTGTCCAGATTTATAACCGGAATTCCAAGCCGATTTTGGGTCCCAACGTTGCCCAATAGTAGGAGGCTTGTTTTTTCCGTCAGTCAAAGTTATGGCTTTATCATTTTTGCCCCACGATGTCACCGCACCCTTGAGAGATTCAAGCCCTGCAGTCCAGTTCGTGCCGAATATCGCGTCGATGATTTTAGTCACGACCTGCCCCAGCGACAAAAACCACCCGATGATCTGCCCTATCAGATTTGCCACGGCGCCGCCAAAACTGTTGAACCCCCCGTTTGCGACGTTCAATACCCATTCGGTGATTCCCAAAAAAGGTTCAGCAAATATTGACCACACCAGTTGAATAAGCCCGTTTAGCAGCCCGATAGCGACGTCCCACACAGCGGACGCGGCGACAAATATTGCGCCGACAATGATTCCGGTTGCGCTGATCGTGGAACCTGTCGCCTGATTGATGGCATTTACGACTTCATAGATTATTACGACGACTGCAACCAGCGCCAAAATAATCCAAGTCAGGGGGCTGGCAGCCGTTACAAAATTTACAACGGATTGAGCGGCCGCTTGCGCCCAGGTAGCAATTGTCAGGGCGGCTATCGCTCCAATTACACCAAAAATAATCGGCCCTATTGTAGACCAATTATCAGTAAAAAAACTTGCGATCCGTCCAATCACGTTCATAACGGTATTCGCCACATTGGCGAGGGCGGAAAAGCTATTCACTATTCCGTCTATAAAAGTCTGAAATCCCTTGGAACCTAACGCGCTGTTTTCACTGCTGAACACTCCGCTGAACGCCTGATACGCCCCGTTTTTGATCTTGTTCCAGTAGTCGCCCCAAGTATAGGACATTTTGCCGACCTGCTTGTCTGTGGCTGCAGCAGCGGATAACACGCCATTGATAACTACGTTGGAGGTTAATTTGCCTTCGGTCGACAGCTTCTTTAAATCCCCCGTCGATTTTCCGAGATACTTTGCTATCGCCTGCGCGGCCATAGGCGCGTTTTCCATAATCGACCTGAACTCATCGCCCTGCAGCTTACCTGAACCGATAGCCTGGGTAATTTGCAGTATTGCAGCAGATTGTTCAGCGGTACCCGCGCCGCCTATCTTGAACATTTTCTGCAAAGTTTCGGTAAACTTCACGATATTCTGGTTGCTTCCAAACTGCGCTTTGGAAGTGATACCGAGCTTTGCAACCGCGCCGGCCATATCGGTATAGGAACCGCGTGCGCGATCGGCGGCGGCAAATATCTGACTTTGCAGCCCGTTTAGCTCTTTAGCGCTCCGTGTTATTAGGGACAGTTGAGAGTTGATGTTTGTATAGGTATCCGAGATTTCCATGCCCTTTTTCAAGGTTGCAAAGCTGAGGGCGGCGGCAACAAGCCCAGTCAGCCTCGACGTAAGCCTGGATGTGGCGTTCCCGGCCATAGTAAATTTGTTGCTCACGGTGTCAACCGCGCTGCTTGCTTTGCTGATGCCGCTCGTCGCCCGCTGAGTGCTGTTCCAAATGCGATCCATCGAACGGCTGTAGTTGTCCTGCAGCGTAAATATTGACCTTAACGACGGCACGGTATCACCTCTTTCGCTTTGCCTTCCGGATTTCCTCTTTTTCCGCTTCAATGCGTAAATCAGTGGAAGCATAAATAAAAGCCCGTTCGCGCTGGCTCATTGCCGCCAGCACGGACGGTAAAATATGAAGCTTTTGCAGGGCGTAATGTGCGTAGTTAAAATCCGGATCGCCCTGCTTTATCCGTTTTTTACTTCGTCGATCTGCTCGTTGATGTCATCCGTGTCCAGCCCCGAGAGTTTAGAAACTTCCTCGGTCAGCTTTGCAAACTCGCCCACGGTAAGCATTTTTTCGAGTACGTTTTCCGCGCCGAGAGTGCCATAGGCTTTCTGCAGCTCGGCATTGTTGAGATCGGGAAAGACAACTCCGGCCGCCGCCAAAGCGTGTCCGAATGCCACACGGTCAAGCTGCTGCACCCCGGTTTTTCGGTCAACTTTTGTGCACTTCCGTTCCAGCGAGCCATTTTCCTTTTCGGAAATGGCCCGAATTTCCCATTCAACGGGCTTCCCGTTCTCCACGAAGCGGTTTGATATAACGACTTTTTTATTTTCCACCTTTGCCGGGTGGAGAAATGCGGCGAGACTGTTCATTTATATTTCCTCCAATTAGAAATTTGCGGGGGTGTCGAAGCTCTTCAGGACCTCAAAGTTGTCATAGGTGAAATCCGTATCGAATGTCTGCCCGTCGTCGCTGCTGTCGTCCAGGTATGAGCCGGGGAGCTTTGCCGGGACAACACCGTAATAGGCGACTTCCTGTGAGCCGACGGTGGACCCTTCATCGTCCTGAATGACAAGCATTGTAAAGCCGGTGAAACCACCGGTTTTCAGATACTTTCGCGCGTAGTTGAGCATCTCGGAGTTCATGTGGAACATTGTCATGCTTCCCGTACCCTTTGCCCCGGTGACCTTGTGTTGGGTAAAGCGGTGGCCGAGCATCCGCTTTTCCGAAACCGTCAGTTCAACCTCGGCCGAAAATTTTGAGAGCTCAAATGCTTCCCGGTTCTTCCCGTTGATAGTGATGAATCCCTTGCCCTCATGCCCGGAAACCGTATCGGTATAAAGCGTTTTTGCTTCTTCCATTGATTTTTGCCTCCCTTACGACAGATTCACAGACATGTAGACTTTTTCAATAGAATCTACAGACTGGACACCAACCGTCACCGCGACCGCGTCAGAATCTGAACCGGGTTCAACCGTCACATCATCGGCGCTGAAGTTCTGAATCGCGCTCATACTCTGCAATTCCAGAAAATACCCGACAAGAATCGTTTTGAACGCGGAGCGGCCCTCGGGGATGTTGTTGAATTTTCCCTCATACTGTGACTCGAAGATTGTGGCAATATCATTGTTGATCCCGGCCAGAAGCCGCATAAAGCGGTTTTTACGATAGGCTTTTGACTTTTCAGGCGTAAAAGTAGTCAGAGAGTCGATATCATATACCGCGGTAACGTTTTGCTCGGAGTCGACTTTGAAGATCCACTTTCCAGCGGAAACGGCCGTTTCCATCTGCGTTTTCGTCATGCGCGGGACGACGTCTACCGCGCCGTCATACTGCGCGCCCGTGTTGCTCTGGTTGACTTTCGCGGCTGCCGTAACACCCGCGACCCATGCGGTCGTCTGCGCGTTGGTAAGCTCCGTGCCATCGGAGAGCTTGACGGCATGGGCGCAGTTGATGATGTTTTCTGAATCGGCCGCGAAGTCTGCAAGCACCGCCTGAACATAGCGGCCCTCGTCGTTTACCATCGTATCGATCCACGTTTTGATTGCGGTCTGATTCTCGGCGTATGTGGCGGCCGGGTACGGATAACACAGCACGTCGAAATCAACCGTTTTTAAGGCGTTCAGCGCAGCCGTCAGCGTTTCGGCGGTATGTGTTGCGCCAAGATTATATACCTTGACCGTTTTGGCATTTTTGAGGGCCTCTCCAGCAAGAAATTTATCCGCCGCCGTCACGCCCTCCGGCCATCCCGACGCATCCTGTGCCGTGATTTCATAGATATCCCCCGCCGCGCCTACGCTGCACTCCTGCAGCAGTGCGACGATACCGCGGTCGCCGACCATCGTGGACAGCGGCGCGTTGGTTTTGAAATTGATATACATGCCGGGCAGAACTTTGTTCTGATCGGTCCATGTGCCCGCCATAGTCTCACTCCTTTATCGTAAGATTCAGATTGTTCATGAGCGGGCCTATGGTCCTATCCCGCTCGGAGTACTTGACGTCAAAAGTAAAATGCAGAACGTTGTCGGTGATCCGCGCGTCTTTGTTGATACAACGGAACCGGCTAATCAGGTTAAAACCGCGCAGAAGCGTTTCCTGCATAGCGAAACAATCGGCGCGAGTTGCCTTGATATCAACGGATTTTGCCCCGGAAAAATACTGAACGTCGAGCGACAATTTGCTGTCGAACGAGCCGCGCAGCAGCCTGCCGTAATCCTGATCCGTCACCGAGATTAAAAAAGAGGGCGTTTTGAAATTCTGCGGCTGATAGAACCGGTAAACGGTTGCCGCAGGATTAAGCGCTTTTAGCTGCGTTTCTACCGCCGCGATAATATCATCCGTCATGCTTCGCTTTCACCCTCTCTATCTCTTCGTTGAACGCCTGAATCATGGCCCGTTCGACGACATTGTCTGCCCGCTCCAGCATGTGCTTTCCTTCCACGTAGCCCACCGTTTCGCCCTTGCGATTCACAACGCGATGCCCATCATTGACATACGGAGCATAATAGACGTTGTTTTCAAGCGCTTTTTGAACGCCATTTCCGGCGGATTGAACGGGCGGAGAACGCCAGCCTTTACGCATCGTTCCGCCGATTTTACCAGACCCGGCAGGATATTGGCCGACCGGAGTATTTTTCTTGACATCGCTAAGGCCGGCATTCACAGCAGAGGTCAACACTTTCCGGTCGATCTGAGAAATATCGCCGAGCATGGCCCGGAGCTCGGCACGGTACTTATCGATAGCCGCGGCGTTTTCACTCTGATTGCTCATGCCTTATCCGCCCTCGTGACGCTGAATTCCTGATTGTAAGTATAGGGAAACCCCTCACCCACGGTCAGGTTGGCTTTTGCACCGTTGCGCTGCGTGACTTCCACATAGTCCCCGGATTTGATATCAACGTCCGGCGCGCAGAACAATTTGTTTGTGCCCTCCATCGTCGGGGCCGAGTCCGTGCCGACCGGCTGGACCGTTCCCATACTGTAATGGCATTTCACTCCGGAGTATGTCGGGGTATCCGGCAGGCTGCCGTCTTCGTTATAGCGGTAAATGTCCATCGTGTCGCGCCAGAGCTTTTCATGCGGACTTGCCATACTGCATCACCTCAAAACAGGCACCGGAAACTATCCATAATTCGGATATTGTTGGCGCTCACGCCGTCAAGGAGCTGCGCCTGTGAAGTCTTTCCGTGGCTGAAATTGACTTGTGCATCTCCTTCTTTGAGGGAAGATACAACGCCATTATCGCTGGCGGACGACTGTGCCGCGCTGTTGTTCATCAGCGCCGTCGCGATCTCCGCCCACGGGTATTTCAGCACGTTGGGGACCTCCTGGATATTCTGCGGCAGCGTGCAGTATTCCAGCATAATCGGCTTGGCCTCGTCGATGTACGACTGGAGGGCGGCCGCGTCCAGCCCCGCGGGAATCGTCTGCGGGCGGGACTGGATCACCGCCAGAACGTCACTTGCCTGCACTGCCATTCTTCGCACCCGCTTTCGGATCGGGCACAGAAGGCCGGGGCGGGGCGGCCGGCCGCTCGGCCGGAACATAGCCTTTGTCCCTGTACCTCTGCAGGTTTTTCGGGTCGATATTGCGGGAAATCCCGCCCTTTCTAATCAACATGTCAAATCACTCCTTAGAATTTCATGCGGCCAGACGGTCAGCCGCCGGCAGCCGGAGCCGTATGCAGATAGACGCCCCTGGCCTTGTTCTCGTAGACGAAGGCGTCGTGGTATTCGCGGAACTGGAACTTCCAGGCGTCTTTCTCCTGGTTCTCGTCCGGCGTAAAAATCTTCGGCAGGCTGAACTTCACAACCTGCAAGATGGCCGCCGGGTAAATCAGCATGAAGTTGATGTCCTGCGCAGAAGCGCCCTTCACATAGCCCCAGTTGGAAGAACCGTCGTTGAGCGTGATGGCCGTGTAAAAGCGGGTCTTCGGAACGTACACGATCGGCATCCCGTTGTAGCCGGAAAGCTGATTGGAGACGCCGGCATCCGAGCCCCACTGGCGGTTCACGGCCTGATTCATAACCGGTTTCAGGTCGGAGCTGATATAAAGCCTGCGGCCTTCCAGCGGGACCTCGTCGGCGTCGAGCTGACGGGATGCTTCGTCGATGGCCGGCAGGATGGTAGTCTTGTCAAGCGCCGCGGGCGTCGCCTTGGAAATCCCGGCGGCAGACGCATACTTTGCAAAGCGGTAGGCGTCCAGTTCCGGGACAACCTGCAGGCGCATAAAGTCGCCTGTCACGGTGCCAAAGGTCAGACCAAGCGTTTCCTCGTTATCAAGCCGGTCGATGGAGATTTCCTTGCCGCGTTCCTCCGCAAGCTGCATGGTTTC